AGTACAAAAAGACTGAAGGTTATGGTTATGAGGAGCGTCAATTCAATACAGAAGCGGAGCAACAAGCTTATTTATTAGGTCTGTGTGATACGGAAGGGTGGAATAGATACCATGTCTTGAATGATAACGAACAATTGACAACGGAGGATTGAATATGGCAACGAAAAAATTTGACAGAACCGTGTGGCATGGTACGGATAGCGACAAAGTTACCAGCCTTTTTGAGTATGGATTATTGGTGAGATATATTGCTAAAGAAAAAAGCTGGCAATGTATATATCGCAACCCTTATGAAGCAAACAAGTTTTCATACAGTTGGATAAGCGAGGAAGATATGCGTGAGATGTTTTTGACAGGTTGGGCAAAAGATGATTTGAAGTCGTTTTGTTCCTATGTCGGTGATACTTGGAATGACTGGTTGCTTCGTCCGGTCGCTACAAGAATATATGATTTGGTTTCCTATTATGGAGCGGAAGAGATATTCGAAAACAGTTACCGGACTTACACTGCAAAAGAAGTCTGTCTCAGTCTGCATATAAAATATATGGAAGAATATGAAACAGCGTGCTAATACTCGAAAAGCATTTGAGTTATATCTGGACGAAATCGGTCTCAGCTTGTCTTCCGAAGAATGGATAATAGGCGGTAAAGACCGGTCACGCTCTCTGTATTATGGCAGGATGCTTAGAAAACATGACCCGATAGCTTTTGAGGTCGGATATAAAGAATGGTTGAATCAAAAATAACAAATGATAATATGAAAACAATAAATCTAACCCTGTTTAGCTTTGGTGAGCTATCAGAAAACGTACAAAAGAAAATTATAGAGCGTGAACGCTGGAATGTGATGGAACGATGTATGGATTGTTATGCTTCTGAATATAAAGCGTCATTGAAATCTTTTGAAAAGCTGACAGATACCGAAGCTTGTGACTGGAATGTCGGTTATAGCGGATATAGTTTTGATTTTATGTTTGACGACCTACTGTATTATGAAGACCCGTATGATTGTGGCCAAGACATTTGTCTTAGCGATTTGCGTGGTAAATTATTGTTTCGCTATATCAATAATAATATTATGCCGTATATCACAAAAGGCAGGTATTATTCCAAGGGCAAATATGTAGATGGCAAATACCAATATAAAGACAGACATAGTAAAATATTGCTGGAGAATAACAACTGTCCTTTAACCGGAGTATGCTACGACCAAGATATTTTAGATCCGATTATCCGATATTACAAGACATGGAACAGTTATCCGGAAGATTTTTCTTGGCCGGATTTGATGAGACAATGTTATGACAATTTCTTTAAGAGTTGGCATGAAGAATATGAATATTGGGCTGACGATGAGAGTGCGTTACGAGAGGAATTGCATAACAATCAATATGAAGACCGCCTTTATTATAAAAATGGAGACGTATATGTTGGACAATTAAACAAAATAGCATGAAAACACAAAAAGAATATGCCTATAAGATTGGTGAAATCGTTCTCAGGGATGTGGAAAGCTGCCAGAGTGACTGGTTCCTTATTGATCAGGAAATATTTATGCTTCCTGAAAACCGGAACAAGGCATTTATTTTGGGAACCCGGAAGACCGGATGTGATTTAATAATACTGGGTGGCACTAATTGTGATGAAGGTAGTATGGATTGGCTTTTTGGGAGTCTTGGCAATGAAAATTTCTATGTATGTCAGCCGTTATCTTTCCAAAAATCATCGCAGGAAATCGAGAAAGTGAATCCCTTGTACGCTTTTAAGTTAGCTACTGCTTATTTCAGGGGACAGGGCATGGTTCCTGTATTTGAAGATTGTCATTGCAGACTGGTGAAACTATGAGTGTAGAAGTGATAAGATATAGGCTTCCGGTTTATTGGGCTTGCGCTCTGATAAATGATGATTATACCGGACTGGAAGATAAAGAATGCGAGAAAATAAAACGCTTCTTAGAAATAGCAGAAGGTTGTCCGGTAGATGTAGATTGGGAAACACAAGGGTTTTACCATTGTAATGACGCAGGAACACTTCCTGGAGAGTGTGCAGATTTTATTTTTCATAAAATTTAAACTATGACGACAATTGAATCAATTTTAAGCCGACTGACCAAGGCTGTTGGCGGTACTGAAAAGATGCTCTACACAGAGCCGGAGTTGAACAAATTTGCTAAGTTTTATCTTGATAAGTGGGACGAGAACACCAGTGAGGATGTCATAGCCGAATCTTTCACTGACTTTTGGTGGGACACAGACAGGGCTTGCAGAAGATGTTCAGAGTGTGGCAGACTGATGCGTAAGGGCTACTGTATAGATGCAGGAGCAGCCTATTATTGCAGTGACGAATGCTTGCACACAGATTTTACGGACGAAGAATGGGCAGAAGAATATGAGAGTAATGACCAGAGTTATTATACAGAATGGGAGTAAAATTTTAAATCAAAATTATATGGAAACTACAAACAAACTAACTTATTTAAGTACAAAATTCTTTACAGAAAACAAAGAAGAATACAGAATAACAGTCACGGTATCTTTAAATGATGATTGTCATAACAATATGTGTGACTGGAGCGTAACAGCCGATATTAGACGGAAAAATAAATGTGGAACGTATGGGGAGTATATGGGAGGCTGCTGTCACAATGAAGTCGCAAAACATTTTCCGGAATTGGCAAAATTCATATCGTTGCATCTTTGTAACCATTATGGTGCTCCTATGTATCCGGTGGAAAATGGCACGTATCACATAAAGAATAGCGATAAGTCTGTGGCTATTGAATATTTACGTATATCAGACAAGGAATATTCCAAATTATCTGAAGCAGTGGACGATGAGATGTATTTCAAGTATCTGCTTTTCGATTTAGGAATTGTGGATAGATGGAAACGTGAATCAGACGAGCTTCTTGTTGAACTTGAAGACCTGTGTGGCAAGAAATGGGTAAATCCGTATACACCGGAAAAGGAAAGGTTTACTTTGATATTAACGGACGAGGAACGTTTGCTTGTTGAAGAGCGCATTAAAGCCGGGTATTATTCCGCAGAAAATATCGAAAAACGTAGGGAAGAGGTTCATAAGGCAAAGATGTTGAAAAAGCGTGCTGAAATTTGTGAGCGATACGATAAGAAAATCAGACAAGCAGAAGCAGAAAAGAAGATAATGCTCTGTGTGTTTGATTATGGGTTGTCTACCGATAATGTTATATATTATTCTCACACGAACACTTTGTCTTTCAACTGGAACGGTTATGGAGAAAAAATCACACAGGAAGAGTTTGATGATTTTGTGAATAAGGTAGACCGCTCTCAGTTGCCGGAAGACATTAGGTTTGAACTTAAATAAAATATTGGATATGGAAAGATTGAATTTTGAAACATTGCTTCGTGTTGTAAGATGGGATTACAACCGTTGTTTTAAGGATGAATCACTGGACAAGGATTTGTTCATGGAAAAATACGGGAAAGTTATGGGGGAACATTATTACAATAAGTTTGTCCATGAGTTTAACGGGAATATCCTGAAGATGGTCGGTTACTTCAGAGGTTCCGAAAAAGAGGGGCAAGCCTTCTGCGATATGATAACCGAACGCATTGAAAAATATGAACAAAGAGAACCATACAACCCTTAGCAACAAGCGGTAATAAAATCTTACAAATTAATTGGTTTGGCTGATAGAAAATTGTTTCTGTCGGCTTTCTTTTTATCAGGAGGTGACATGAATTATGGATAAATATTCACCCCTTAAGTCTTCATTAATACTATTCGATTAAATAACTAAAAACTTACTTATATGAACAACTCTATGGTCGCTCATTTGTGGGCAAACGAAATGAAAGAATTTGCAAATGGTAGTAACTTCTATTTTGAAGGTGAAAGTATTTACTCCTATGGAAGACATTTTGAGGTTGGAAGAATCGTGCGAAACAAGCGTGGGGAAAAGGCGTATTTGATTAATGACATATATCGTTCTTCTTCTACAAGCAAACATCAATGTTGTGTTCGTGACGCAATACCAACTGGTTCAAAGGTATTCAGTGTTGGATATAATATGTCAAATACTGGTAATATGGCATTTGTCACCAGTGGGTTGGAATCCATTAAAGATGCTATTGAAAAATACAAGAAAGCCAGAACTGAATTACCTTATCAGAATGTTTGGGGAGCTTTTAAAAATCTGATGGGTTATATTGAGTTCTTCGATATGGGGACTCCCCAGCGTCTTCTTAAAAAGAGTGCAAACGAATGGCTTGGAGCTAACCATGAATTATCATGGAAATCAGATAATATTAAACGTGAATATGTCCGTGAGTTGAAACGTGTTTTCCAGATCTTGTTGAATCATCAAGTACTGGAAGTTCTTGGAACCGTTAATGTGGTTGTGGATGAAGTTTGTGGTGAAGGAACATGGGCTAAATATACGATCAGATGTCAAAGATGGGCAGAAGGTTATGAAAAGAGAGAGGTTGTAGCCCTTGAAAGGGCAAGGAAAGAGGAAGAGGTTCGTAACAAAACATTGGAAGAACGGATACAAATGTGGAAGTCTGGCGAGATTTCCCAGTTGAGTTATTATTGTTGGTTTGAGAATGATCAGCCGAACGTATGGTTGCGTATTAAGAATGGAAAAATCGAAACCAGTAAGGGTATCAAAGTAGAACTAACTGAAGCTGAAAGACTTTGGAGATTGATTAAGGTCTTCCATAATGGCGGTCAGTTCCAGCACGATTTGGCATTGGATGTAACCGGTCATAGATGGGCATTCAATCGATATGAAAACGATATGCTGACTGCCGGATGTCACCGGATTGCATATAATGAGATGGAAAGTATTGCGAAACAACTGGGATGGGCGTAAGTGCTCATCCTTATAAAAAGAAGGATAAAAACCAAATAAATACAAATAAGATCATGGAACAGAATATGACAACAATACCATTTGACTTGGAATTGGCGAAGAAAATCAA